TGTAAAGTAGGATTGTTTCTGTAAGTATTCAGGTCCGAATACAGACTGATACAGTCCTCGTTGAGACTGAGCAAGATATTCCGATAAACTTGGATTAGCCATGTTTATAATCTCCTATAGTTTGTTTATTATTAACCTTCTAATAGTTCCCTAGGGATACCATCAGTGTTTCCTGTTTCTATATTATGTTGCATTCTTCTGAGTTCTGAGTAAGAAAGTTCAGCAAGTTGAGCTGGTGTGTCCGTAGCAGCAGCTTTTTGGATTGGTGACATTCCGTCAACACCTAGTCCATTAACTATTTTCGGAGCTTGTAGTCCAGTCTCTTCTCTGAATCCCAATTTTCTTAATCTAGCTTCAGATTCAGTTTGAACAGCTTTTGAAATGTTAGCTTCTGTTGATGCTAACTGTTTCTTCATTTCTGCTAACTGTTTCTTCATTGCTTTCATGTCGTCAGAATCGTCATCATCATCCATACCCTTCTCTTCTACAGGCTCGTCAGCGGCTTCATCATCGCCATCGTCCTTATACATCCCCTTCTCTTCCTTATCCTCATCATCGTGAGCATCTTTTTCCATCTCTTTTTCATCTTTATCACCGTTATATGCGGCTTGGATTGTGTTTTGCTGTTCCTCAATTTTTGCCTCTATTCCGGCATCACTTTCAGAATCGTCAGAACTTTGTGGAGTACTGCCTGTTGCACTAGCTTTTCTCTCGTCACCAGAAGCATCGGAACCAGCGTAAGCTGCTCCTTCTTCTGATTTAAGAACTGCTTTTACTTCTCGAGCAATAGACTTCACAAGTTCAGCCTTAGCGAATGCTTCAGCTTCTAACTGTGCATTTGCGGCAGCAACTTCTTCTTCTTTAGCTAATCGTCCGTCCATTTTTTGTAGGACTTCAGCTACGGCTGCTAATGCAAGGTTAGTACCTTCCATTTGTTTTTCCAGCCTCTCGTTTACATCTGCCATAGTATTAAAACCTCCTATGAATTAAGTTTGTTCTTCTCATTCTTCATAAAAGGTTGGTCTTAGCCATCCGACCTTTTAATTATGGAAAGAAATATAACGTTATATTTAACGCTATATTATTATACTCATGAAATCAAAAAATCCTACTCAATTATATTATATATTATATAACTATTCGGAATCTGGGAGGCCTTTAGACTCTAATTGAATCATTTCGTTACGAAAATCGTATAATGGTACTTGTAAAAGCTTCTTAAGTTTGTCACATTGATTACCTTCGGGTAGTGATGCTTCTACTAAATCTAATACTTTTCCCACCATTTTAGAATGGCGTGCTATAATAAATTCTTGAGTTGGGGTTACTTTACTTATGTCCATGGTATTCTCCTATTCTATTATTTGAATTGCTTTGGGCAACTGGTTTCTAAATTCTTTTGGTATTTTTCTATACACCTTATCCCACGCATCCTGTACAAAATTCCGCTGTATTTTTAATTGAGCCATACGTAATCCAAAGTTATTCTTAGGACTAGCTGTATACCACTTGCCGTCCTTTCCTTCTACTGGTTTATATCCCAGACTATAATATTTAGTGTGAGCCCGTACAGGAACTCTACCTTGTCTTGTGTTCCGAGTATGCTGTTTTGTCTCAGCAGAATAACTATACAGTGTTCCTTTATTAGGATTTGTTCCTCGTGCTTGAAATACAGACTTGCCTGCATATTTTGATGGAAGAAGTATAGGGTCAAAAGTTTCGCTGAACTTTATAGAAATGTCATTTGGACTAGCAGTTATTTCAACTTCGTCAGATAATGAAGAAGAGCTAGCTGGAAGTATTTTTTCGCATTCTGCTACAATTTCTTCAGCAATTCCTTTCATAAGAACTTCTGAGAGTTTGGCTAAATTCTTCTGCTGTCTGGTATTTGGTTGTCTTTGTCTAGGCATAAACTATTATACTAGTTTATCCTATTAAGTCTCCCCACTTTTCAGGACTCTTGTCTATAAACTTTCTCTTACTCTTGTCATAACGATTTAGATATATAACATCTTTACCTACATAACCGTATTGAGGATGCCAATAAGTAACTAACTGCTTTGGTTTAGTAGCCGCATGTAACCTTTGTAATGCAAATTCATCTGGACCTTTCATGGTGCCACAAATATGTAATTCACCAGTTCCTATATCTACTTCGTCTATACGATGAAAGTGTCCAATCATTACACTATCAAACTCAATCTCTGCATCATCATCCATAGCTTCTTCAATTTCTCTTTGTAATGCTTTTCTATATTGGAAAACACTTCTAAGTTTAGCAATGGCTCCAGTAATTGAACCACTACTTCCCGCACCAGAAATTGAATCACCATGCATTATAAGAACTACCTTGTCGTGAACCTTAAATGTAGTAATAAAACTCTTTGGAATATGAAAATTTAAATTCTCTTGGTTTTTACAGAATGTAGATACCCACTGGTAAAGCATATAATCCCAATCCATATACTTATCTTTCATAGGGGGTTTTCTAGTCATACGCCCATGATTACCAACAACACAAGGTACTGTAATTTTTGTGAAGTGAGGTGCTAAATACATCAATGCTTGAGCAATAACACTTGCTCCTTTTATCATTTGTTCCATATTGTTCATATGGTTAGACCTTGCTAACTCTTCATGTATGTCCCCACTAATCATATCACCTAGCATAGGAATAATAAGCTCATCAACTGGAGCAATCTGCCTTCTATAGGAAGCGTGTTTTAGTAATTGGTTAGCCCATCCATACATACGCTTGTTAAAGATATCAAAATTGTATTCATTTAAATTCCGCATTTGCTCTTTATAGACTTGTTCGCCTACATGAGTATCAGATAATGGAGCTACCATTATTTGTTTTTGTTGACCAAACGGGGTTTTTTCTGAATTGTTTAGTTGTTTTAGAGGAACAGCAGGAAAGCCTTTAGTGTGTTCTTGAATAGTTTCAACAATAAGTTCTTGCTTTAAGGTATCTTTTAGAAGTCCATTGTAAAGTTTTTTGTAATGGTTAGCTTCCCCTTTATAAGTAGCAAGCTTCTTATCCATCTTGATTCGATTATCAGTCCCTTCCTCGTTTACCAAGAGTTCTTCTTCCGGTTCCCAATGGTTTTTCTCGTACCACTTTTGAATCGTTGTTCGGTGAACCTGAAGTCCATGTTCCATTTCTAACCACTCGGCTATCTTTGTCCATGAAACCCCCATTACTCTTCTTCTTATTATCTCTGATTTTGCCTTCTCGGGAATCGTAATCAAAGTGAACCTCCGTTACTAATCTTTTCGCACAAACTATACATTGTAAGTCCTTATCTTCGTTAATAAACATGTGACCATTACATTTAGGGCACAATACTACACTATCATCTTTAGAATGTTTTTGCAACTATTTACCTAAAAGCCTTTTATATAGGTCCTTACCTATAATCTTCTCAAAGGGTAGGTCTTCGGTTTCTTCATCAAGCTCTTCAACAACACCTCTCTTTTTGTCCTGTCTGCCACCACTAACCAAACCACCTCTTTCTGGCCCAGAACCATATTGGAGTTGAACATTTAATCCAGCAGGAGCTGCTTGTCTAGCATCACCCTGCTCTTGTTTATCATTGTGCTTTATATCTTCTTTATCGTCTAAAGCTTTAATTTTTTCTTCCATATCTTTTTGTTCGATAGCAGCATTTTTGTCTGGCTTGGCATCAAACTCAACAGGGTTTTTATCCTCAAGGTCTTTTGCGACTGCTGTTTGCGGGTTGATGTCCTCAGAACTACTTTGTTGTCTAAACTTAACATCACTTTTTTTTAGTTCCTCAGCAACCCAATTAACTAGGTCTACTGTAAAAGCTGTGTTCTTTTTTATCATTTTTCTTTCCGGTGAAAATTCATTTATAAAATCAGCTAACCGGTGTATACCAGTTCGTTTTTTCTTTTTTTTCTTACGGTCAACTCTATTTAGTTTCCTCCCACTACCGCCACCATATGTTGGTGTAAAGAATCCAGAGTCAGTAGAAACAGCTACAGTACCACCAAATCCTCCTGTAGCACCGCCTCCACCATTTCCACCACCGTTTCCGCCACCGCCATTTTCTTTTTGGATTTTTTTATTTTTAGTATCCAATGAGCCTCTAGGGTTTGTAATCCAAGCTTTTTCTAGCTCCGGATGAAATCGGAATGAAACTGTTTTTGCATCTTTAGCAACGGACTTACCGTCTATTAGAATTTCTATAGGATATACTTCTGGTTTCTCTAACCAATAAGCAACTTCGTACCCACCATCTTTCAGAAGTTTAACTAATAAACCTCGGTCATAATCACCTTCTGCCTTTAAGATTTTCTGTTCACCAACTGGCAAATTTAAATCAACTTTATATACATCTTGAACCTTAGAGTGGTTATGTTCTTTTTTTTGAATATTATTCATCGTCTATATTACTTGTAGTTTCTTGTTGTGGTGTTTTGTTACTGCTATATTCTTTCTTTGGTGGACCTGAAAAAACAGCTTTTTCTACATGAGTTACCCCATTAGGATTTAAGTTTGCTACATATTCTATGTTATTTTCAGAAAACCACATCTTAGATAAATCAGAAGAAAGCTCTTTGATTATGGGAGCCATAAAGCCCTTCTCAGCAAGAGACTCTACCCAAGATTTTGACAAAGTAAGTTCATTTTTCTTTGCCCTAGCTTCAGCATATTCATCTATATCTCTCTCTTCGTCTGGAGATTTGTCACTCCAGTCTGGTGTTATTCCACCCATTCTACCTTTAAATTTACGTTGTGATGGTGGTTTATATGCTTTCTGCATTGCCTGAATAGGTTCTCCACCTTCTTCCCCCTCAACGCCCTCTTCACCCTCAGCCATCATTTCATCTTGCTGTTCTTGTTGTTCTTGCATCAATTGTTGCTGCTGTTGTTCCATTTCCATTTGTTGTTTCTGTTGTTCAAGTTGCATAGCAGCTTGTTCAGCCTGCATCTTAGCAGTAGGAACTGGGTCCCCACTAACAATAAATTCAGCCTCAAAAAGTGCAACATCTTGTTCTTTTAGTTTTATATCAAATCCTAATTGTGCAAATTGATTTACTATTTGTATCTTCTGTTGTGCATGAGCCAGTCTGGTGTTTTCAGCTTTCTCTTCAGGTTGCGGTAGAACTATTTCGTAATCCGTAACACCAAAGGCATCTAATAATTGCGGAAATACCTTCTCGTGAAATAATCTTTGGTCACTTTCAACAACACGACTCATAACAACTAGTTGCTGAGTTTGCTGAGATAATCCACCGAATGCATCGGGAGCACCCTGCCACGCTGGGGTTACACCCCACATAGCTGCTACACGTTCTCTAATTTCGTCCCTAATAGGTAAATATTCCATTTCGTTTAGACTGTGGAATAACCTTACAAGGTCTACTCTACCTCTTTGGTTTCTAGCAGATACTGCTACCATTGGTATATAGTTAGGGTCCATTCTTGTTTGAGCCGCAATATGTTCTCTTTCTCTACGTAATGACTCTGGGTCATCAGTAGTTACCATTAACATACTTGCAGGCATTTTTCTTTCAAAGAAATATCTATATAGGTTTTTATCCATACCAACTAATGTTAAAGCTTTTTCAAATATAGTTAGGATTGGGGACCATCCATAAGTTTCGGATGGAGCAAACTTAGATAGATGAATAACCTCTTCGTCAGAGAAATACATGTGGGCACTTCTGTGATAGTACTTGTACATTGCGGGAACTAATTTAACATTACATCCCTCGGTAACACAAATACCGGCCGTATCTTGAATCACTTCCCTATGTATTGGACATATATAATGTGAATTTTTAGGTAATCCGGCTTGGTCTAAGTCAAACTCAACTAAAGCTGGGTTCAACCTTCTTAGTTCTTGTAATCTAGAAGACACGCTACCATCTCCATTATCTTTATATTCTTTAGCTAAATAAAGAAAACCATCATCTAAGGTGTTCATATCAAAGTGGAACTGTCTTAAAACCTCTTCCATACTTTGGTCAAACACATTAGAGTCTTTTAGCCACTTCTGTACTTTTTCTTTCTGTTTAATATCTGGGTCTTTTACTTTAGGGACTATTGTTATACCCCGCCTAAAAACCTCACCTGTAATATGAGATACCGGTCCTCTAATTTCTTCAACAGACATTGCAACTGTTTGCAAATCTTGTATTAATTGTTGGCGATATGCCATTTGATGTCTAACCCATGTATTTACAACTTGGTCAAGACCTACAGTTGGGGCTTTCCCAGTGTCCCCTTGCGATTTCATGACATCTAATAAACTGATTTGTTTATTCAAGTCTGCCATTTGTTGCTGCATTTGAGGAACTTGTGGTAGATATTCAGATAATTTCATTATTAATCCCTAGTTAGTTTAGTCATATCCTGCATGGATACCAATTTTATTATATTGTCCATGGCTTTTTCTTTTAGTTCAAACTCTTCAGAATGAGAAGCTGCTTTTTCGACAACACGTTTTTCTTTTGTTAAGTTATTTAGCTCTTCTTCTAATTCTTTGATTTTTTTATCTTTTAGCTCTATCTCATATTCTAACTCAGTTGTATCTATCTCGGAATTAAAGGATGAACCTTCTAATAATCCCTGACCACCAGCTTCTCTAATCAAAGCTAAATATTCGCCTTGTTTTAAAACTTTGATAGCGGGACTTTCATCAGGAACATCATCATCAGCAGTCATCATTTTTAAATCTTGATGTTGAGTGTCTATTATTCTCCAAGTACCTTTATCATCTAAATGTGCTTTATACTGCTCATTTGAACCGGAAAACATGTTTCCTATTACCATATATTCTCTCCTAAAATCTTTTCTATTTATATTATACTATATTTTTCGTATTTACCTACGCTTTTACTTAAGCTATCTTGCAGGCACTCCAACCACAGGACTTACATGTCTCACACCCAGACTCAAAAACTATGTTTGGACTATCACAACAAGAGTTCTCTGGAGTAAAGTTTGTTACTTCATTTATAGCTTGTTCTTCAATTCCAAAACCATCTAGGGCAAGCTGTTCGGTTTTATCAGTATTACCTTTTACCAAAACTTCTTTTTCTCTACTACCAGCTCTGTATACAGTAATACCCTTGCATCCCTCTTCCCACGCAAGAATGTATGCTTTTTCAACATCTTCTATAGTGGCAGAATTAGCAAAGTTTATTGTTTTAGATATTCCAGAATCACAGGATTTTTGAAAGGCTGCTTGCATTAACACATGGTCTTCCGGAGAAATTTCAGGAGCGGTAGCGTATACAGCTTTTGCCCAATCTGGAACTTCGGGTACAGATTCTAAGGCACCGCCTTCGGCTAAGTAATCCATTAGGTCTTCTGAATAAAAATTATGTTTTTTGGCATCTGACTCAAAATATTTATTTATATAGTTTAAAGTTTTACCTTCTAATATATTTTGTTTTTTCCAAGCTAATGCAAAGGTAGGCTCAATACCACTAGAAGTATCAGCTATCATTGATATTGTTCCTGTTGGTGCAACTGTTAATCTACAGTGATTTCTAAATCTTTCTGTTTCTCGGTCGTAGTTACTGTTCTCCCAAGCTGGAAATGTACCTCTTGATTCAGCAAGTGCTAAAGATTTTTTATCAGACCAATCTCTAACCTTACTCATAATAGACAACCCAATGTCTTTTGCTAAGTCAGAAGAATAAGGAATCTGCATTTGTATAAGTAAATCTGCAAACCCCATAATACCTAATCCAATTTTTCGTGTAGCCTTAGTCATCTTTTCTATTTCAGGTGTAGCATATTTATTCGCATCAATAACATTATCTAAAAAATGCACTGAGGTGTTTACCACTTCTTCTAATCTAGTCCAATCTATTTTTTCTTCCCACCCATGAGTAGGTCCTTCAGAAGGGGTATAAAATTTAGCTAGGTTTATAGAACCTAAGTTGCAAGATTCATTCCCTAGTAGAGGCTGTTCTCCACAAGGATTAGTAGCAATCATTTCTCCATATTGCTCACTAACATGATTATCTTTATTCACTTGGTCTAAGAATATCATCCCGGGTTCGCCATTTCTCCATGCACCATCAACAATTTTATTAAATACGTCTCGTGCATTTAGACTTCCATCAATAGAATTACTCTTAGGGTTTATTAAATTATATTCCATATTATTTACTACGGCATTCATAAAGTTTGAATCAACCCCAACAGAAATATTAAAGTTATGTATGTCCCCCTCAGTCGCTTTACAAGTTATAAAGTCTAAAATATCTGGGTGGTAGATAGACATAACTGCCATATTAGCCCCATCTCTCTTACCGCCTTGGGTAATCATAGAAGAAACTCTAGAAAGTGTCTTTAAAACTTCAATAGGCCCGCAGGCAATACCATGAGTAGATTGAATTTTATCCCCTCTAGGTCTAAGTTTAGATAGAGAAAATCCTGTACCACCTCCAAATTTCTGTACCATCGCTGCATCGTGTGCTGCTTTCATTATACCTTCCATACTATCTTCTAGTGGTAATACAAAACATGCGGATAAAGTTCCTTGTTCTGTACCGGCATTCATAAGTGTTGGAGAGTTTGGGACAAATTCTAGGTTTTTCATCATCATGAAAAAATCCTTCTCTGTCAAAGAGGCTTCAACGGGTAAAGATAAATAGTCATTGTCTACTGAAGCAATAGCTTTTGCTACCCTTCTAAATAAATCTGTAGGAGACTCAACTATTTCAGAGTCTGAGTTTTTTAATAGATATCTGTGTTCTAAAATAACATTTGCTTGTTCGGATAATTGAACCTGTTCTTCTGTTTTTATTGTGTTTATTTCTGTCGTCATGAAACTAAGGGCCTCCCTATATCATTATATTTGTTTTATTATATCTATTACTTTCTATAAGAGCAATATAAGCATAATCCTCTTTCTGGAACCCAAAAAGAAGGACTACATACTAGCTCTTTACACTGAGGATTTGGTGCCGAAGTTGCCCTCTCACTTGGATTAACCGGCTCCATTTGTAAGGGGTTTAATGCTGACAACTTTTTCTGTTGTTCTTCACTAAGCCCTTTTCTCTCATTATCCATCTGTTTACGACTCTCAGGAGTCTCCCCGGGACTGATTGCATTGAACCAATCCGTTGCACTGCCCAAGTCTACAAACTTATAAGCTGTATCGTGGGCTGCCTGTAAAGCCATTGCGATTGAAAAAAAAGCATCCCCGTGTCCCATTGGAGTATCCGGAGCTTTCAAATCATTACTTACAGACAGAATGTGCTGCTTCTGCCGCTCATCCTTTATTAGTTTTAATATACCAGAATGAACAAATTTTTCGAAGACTCCAGCCATGGTATTTTTACTTTTTCTTGTGAAATTCATGGGTCGCCACTTAGGGTCTAAACCACGGTCTTCGAGCTCCCCTCGAGTGTTATCAATATAACCCTCATCTAAATCAAAATTCTCTGCTACTTCATTTAAAAATTCTATTTGGTCGGAGTAACTCCACCCGTCTAAAAAGGAAGAATGAATTTGCTGTAACTCCTCACCTCGTTTTCTAAACAATACTAAATGAGATGGGTGTTTTTTCTTACCCACATCAAATCCACCAAAAACTTGGTCGCCAGATTCCCAATCAGCAAACTTCTTAGTTGTTGGAAATGACCTAAGAGTCTCGTCTTCACATTTTGTAATATCTTCTTCATTGAAATAAGCCTCTGTGGCAAAATGTGGTACCAACATAAACTCTGATGCAAATGATTTAGGTCTAGCTTTTTGTTGGGATAATAAATACTTCTCATCCATTATCTCTGGAGCCAGTACTCGTCTTCCGGGAACTGGGTCTAAGGCTGGTAGTACTCTAGATTTGAACCGTTCATCGTCTTGTAGTTTAGCTAATAAATCTCCGGGCATCATGGGTGTACCTACCACAATAATCGGTGCTGTCTTCAAAGGTATAAATAAGCTTTCTGTCATAAAGTGGTCTTCAACCTTTGTTATTTGTCCAATATTCAGTGGGTTTTCAGGGTCTCTCAATACGTCATCTGCAATCAAGGCACCATTTACGTGCATCCCTCTTTTAAAAGAAAATAATCCACCATGCATAATATCCATTGGTTGATTGTTTTTATAGAACCTTGCAGAATAATCTGCTTTAGGATTTCTGTTTATAAGTAACTCTGGAATAATAGGATTTCTAGAAATTGTTTTATTTATTTCTGCGATATGATATTTAGCCATACCATCACTATAAGAAAGATATAGGATTGACATGTCTCTCGGAGCTTTTAAAAGTCTCCAAACACTAAAAGCATGACCCAAAATAGTAGACTTGAAATGCCCTCTAGGCAATACTCCCACATAATTTAGACCTGTTTCTAAACATTCTTCAATATCTTCAGCTAATAAGGACACATGCCATGCTTTAAAGTATTCAGGGTTATCATAAGATAACGCCCAAATGTTTTCTATAAACTCTCTAAAGCTACCAACTTCATATCTTTTTTGTTCTAATAAACCATCAGATAGCATATTAAATGCGTTTTCAACGCTAACTATATCTTTAGGCATCTTTATACATCTCTGTGTTTTTGTTCAATAGTTTTCAACTTAACTCCAATTCTTTTTAGAATTTCTGCGTCAGATATTTCTTCTATTAAAACAGCCATTATGTCTTGAACAAATTCCATATTTATCATTCCTTGAAGAACATCTCTCTGACCCTTTATACCTATATCAGCTGCTCTAGCTGCGTCTAAGGGGCGGTCAAAGGTCAATCCTTTGATTTCCCTACCTGCCTTATTAGCAAGCTCGGTATAAGTGTCTAACTGCTCCGTTTGTAGTCGTGCAAATCTTTGACCCTCTGACTCTGCTAAATCCCTTTGGGTATCCGCTATAGCAACAGCTTTCTGTTCACCCCATTTATCTTTCTTAGCCCACATATAAATAGTGGGAGGAGCTACAGCGTGCTCATCTGTAGAGACTTCCTCAGCAATTTGTTTAGCTGTTTTGTCTCCTTGTAGGAATAATCCCATTGCTTTTAGTTTTATTTCATCAGGTATATGTTTAGGCATACTTTTTAGTCCTTAAATTGGTCATATATACTATTAGAATCATTTATTCCATATCCAGCGGTTGAAGCATGTTGAGAATCTATGTTCCCCCCTAATGGACTTCCATCAGAGTTTAAGAATTGAGAAAAATCCCAGTATCCTGTTTTGTCTGTATGTGCTGTATAGCAACTAGGAACTTTTACTTTTGCTCCATGAGGTAATTTCATCTCATCAAACTGTATTCCTATTTCTCCTCTAGTACAAACTCCAGCCCAAATATGTTCTTGTTTATTAATAGGCGTGTAGTTCTGTCTCTTTAAAAGAGTCCCTGTAGTTCTTTGTAAATCTTTTACTTCTTGATTACTTCCACATTTAGCAAACTTACACCATACAACAGTGCCATATTTATTTTTAATATCTTCAATAGTAGGTAATTTTTTGGGAAATTTATCTTTATATTCCCTTTTCTTTACTTCCTTCTTGCCCGGAAAAGCCATAGTAAAACCTCTTACTACCTTTTGTAGTCCACCTGCAATACTCATACTAGAACCTCCTTTTGTTCCATAACGCAATACATGCTGCATCTGCGTAATCTTGTTCGGGGAATTTATCTCCCCACTTTTCTTCAGCGAATCTTTTGATTTCGTCTTTTTTTACATTTCCTTTTCCAACCACATTTTTTTTCCATGTATTGTTATCTACACGTACAGTTGGAATACCCTGTAACACCAGAATTGCCCATACTGCCCCAACTACACTAGCCAGTGTTCCCACTACACTTCTGTTTTGAGCAAATATGGATGCTTCTATTGTTGCAAAGTCTATGTTATTTATTGTACTAATTTCCTTAGAAAAATTAGATATTAATTCGGGGAACCTTTCTTCAAAAGGCTTTTTGATATCACATCCCCATTTGTACAAACACACTAATTCTTCTTGTGGGTTAACCACTGCTCCATGAATTGCCTTACTAGATGTATCTAACCCTAAATACATCATATTCTTTCACCATGAGTTCTTATGGTAACAATTCTACTAACAGTATTATAAGCTGTTGTATAGGTATTTAACAATCCTTGAGTCTTTTTTAGGGTAGCCTCTTGGTCAATAATTTCCCGTCTCATTTCCCTTAGAACTGCGTGGGTGTCCATAATCTCACCTTTTAATTCATCTCTGGTAGGCTTTTTTTTATCTTTTTCCTCATACAGTTGAACAGTTCTATACAAAGCCGTGCTATAACCTTCATCGAAAGCTGCATTCAAAGCACCTACTTTAGATTCAATATCAGCTATTTTAGTTTCAAGATAAGCTTTGTAACCACCATACATAGCTAAGAAATCAGCTAATATTTTATTATCATAAGTATTTAATTTAGAGAACTCTAAGGTATTGTTATCTTCTAAGTCAACAGCTAGTGGCGGTAAACCCAAAGAATCAACTTCTTTTTGGGCCTTCCCTAGAGCTTTCATTGGAGTCCATTTAGTTTCTCTTTCTTCCATGTTAATAAGTCTCAACCTTTCGGCAATTACACCATGTTGCACCAGAACATTTTTCGGGTGGTATTAGCATTTCTTGTATTCTAAAACATCGTTTTAATATTTCATCCCACTGCACTAAGTCTTTCTCAACCAAAAAGGTTTTTATTTTCTGGTCATTCTTATTTTCGTATAGTACAGTCCCCATATCATAGTTACCCATATTTAAATACATTTGAATTTGTATTTGATGTTCTGGTTTAGGTTTCTTCAGCTTAGAAAACCCAGCAGTATTTATAGATTTTAGTTCAATTGGTAGAGTACCATAAGTATAGTGTTTAATTAAAAAGTCAATCCTACCTGAAATTGGAGGTATTTCCTGCTTTACTGAAACCTCCCTATCAATTAAAATGTTCATGTCAGTCAGCCATTTCCCAACCCTATCTTCTAAATAATTCCCGTTTTGAAATATTCTTTGTAAGTTTGGTGGCAATGGTTGGTCTACCATTTTACCATGATAACAGAGCCATACGTATTTATCACAAGCGTTACTAATAACAGAAGGGTGAAATACACCACCTCTAGGAGCAAACATAGTGTCTGCTAAGTAATCATCAATTAGTTCACTCAACCATAAATCTTTCGGAGCTGGTTTGTTTGTTCTATCTACTGGTTTAATTTGTTTAATTCCAGCCATAATTTGTCCTTTATATCTTTTTTTGTAGTTTCTGTTATATGAATTATACCTTCTATCTCAGGATACTCTTTCAAATCTTCATCTCTTTTGCGGTCTCTTTTTATATTGTGCCCATATACTCCGTCAGCTTCAACTACTCTTTGTATTTCTGAAACATAAAAATCCACTGTATATGGAGGAAAACTTGTTTGTTGTGAATATCTTATGCCAAATTCATCTAAGCAATCAGCAATAATATTCTCTTGTTTGGTATATTCTTTAGGAGGTAAGTTCATTTTGTAACTCCTCAAACAAAGAAGGAGTCTCTAAAAATAACTTCTTTAGTCCATTTAAACCTTGAACCTTTGTTCCTTCATATGTATACCATGTACCAGCTTGTTTTATAATTCCTGCTGCAATACCATCTCGCATGAAGGTCTCAATAATATCTATGCCCCCATCTGATTTAAAAGGAACCACAACTGACTTCCAGTTCTCTCCACCTATCTTAGATTTATGCATTCGTACTTGCATATCAAACCCAACAGTTTCTTCATTGCCATTTATTTCTTCTTTTATCCAGCCATCTCGTCTAACCTCTAACATTGCATGAGCATAAAAAGTCTGCCCTTGACCCCCCGGCCAAGTGTTTGTTGCACGTATACCCCCAATGCTTTGTCTCTGTTGGTTTATAGCAATAAGTGCTGAACCATTCTTTAGATATGGAAACAGTTTAGGAAAAACACTATTTACAAATCTACCTTGCCAAGCCATTGGATTATAGTCAAAATTACCCTTCGCAACTTCTTTTGCTATATCTGCAGGCAATAAAGCTGCGACACTATCCAATACAACTACAGCAATACCTGCATCTAAACCTTCCTTAACATGTGCCATGGCTTCCACACCATTATCGGGTTGTGCAACTAAAATTTTAGATTGGTCTACACCACATTTAGCCATCCAATCTTTATCATAAGACCTCTCTACATCTACCCACATAGCCTCTCCGCCCTCTTTTTGAGCACTTGATACTACTAAAGAAGCCAGATATGATTTACCTACATTAGGAGGGCCATAAATCAAAGTAAATCTGTTCTTAGGTATTCCACCACCTAGTAACTTATCTAGTTGAGGTAAATGAAATGGTATTTTTTCTACTGCTGCCACAGCTTCTCCCAAAGAAAAATTTAAAGTCTTGCTTTTTAATAGTTTTTCAATTGCACTATTTGCGTCTTTATCCACTTTCATGCCTCCTTCGTACAGACTCTGCCCACGAAAAGTAGGTCGCTGCTAATTCTACAAGTTCAATAAATAGTTTAGTATCACTTTGCTTAAAAATTTCTTTTACAACATCTCCGTTTTTATCGGTTGTTATAAGGTTCCACCAAGAATCATCATGGTTTTGTTCACCGTATACCTTTACCTGTCTTTCTTTTTCGGCTAGTATCGCTTCTAATATAGTTACACCAACTAAGTCTTCTTTATTTAGAGTCATCTAGCATATCCTCAATCTGTGTGTCTACCTTAACTTTTAGAAACTTCCAGACAACATCAGCTACTTTTTCAGCATCTTCTAGTTGTGGTTCTGTAGGTAGTTCGGTATCTATTTGGTCGACTGTTAGGTCAACTCTTCCGTATTGATTTTGTTCTAGTGGACCTACCCTAAAGGTAAATCCTAAGTGGGCACTAACTTTTGCCATTATCTTTCTCCTCTTCTATTTCATCATCTTGAAATGTATGTTTTTTTAATTCCTCTATTTGTTTAGATAGTGCAATCATCATTTCTTGCATCAGCATCACACTCTGTTCTAATAAAACAATTCTATCTTCTATGGGTTCCGCCATTTTAAATCTTTCTCCTTTAGAAAAAACAATCCTGCTAATGGAACCAACACCAATTTACTTAGGTTATCATCACCGCCCATAACTATTCGGTGTGGGTATTTGTCTTCAATTTTCTTTACAATTGCTTTCAAAATATCTACTTTAAAAAATAAAGACATATATGCTTCATTTCTAACCTCTAAATTATGCCACCAATATTCAGAATGCGTTTTATATAACCCACTAGGCTTACCATCAAACTCTATTTCTATTGCTAGATTACCTTTTTCTTGCCACACACCCATCTCAGTTTTAACTTCAATTGGTTTATCAGCTAATATCTCAGCCAGTTTTTCTTCTCTTATTACACCGGCTTTTAGGTCGTGTGAAAAGTTTTTATTTAGTTCGTATTTTTTCTTAGTTATCATTCTTATCATTAAAATGCAATAGTAACATTGCATAGTGTATTATTTTTAGTATGTCCTTACGAGGTGTACCTTTTTTATCATATCTTGAAGCATACTTTAGAATATTACTTCTACAAAATGCTTTAGCATCTCCACAAGCTGCTATAAAGTCTAATGTCTGAACCTCACCCTCGCTGTAATGCTGGTCATATGTGTGTTCCACATACTCAGTTATTTCTTTTATTATTTTGTCTTCGTTATACTTGCCCATGTTATTTATATACTATCATTTTTCATACTTATATTCAAGACCAGCTAACCCCGTCATTATCTGTAACTGGAGTATCACCCCAATCAACAAAATCTTCTAAAGTTAGTATCTTTAATTCTTTTTTGTTCGCCCAAGATGGTGTACATAATTCCATGTCTACCTTTAATGGTATTTTTAGGGTATTAGTTTCTAGTAAATCTCGTATTGTATATGGTACGCTCTCTAATTCTGAGTCATGTATCTCACATATAATTTCATCGTGAACCTGAAGTAAGATATTACTTTTTTTGTCAGATAGAAAATCATCAACAACCAGCATCCTTTCGCTCAAAAGGTCAGCACTTGTCCCTTGTACGAGGTAATTTACACCCTTATAAGCAAATTGAGGATTTATCTGATAGACTCTACCATATTTGTTTCTAATAGTGCCTACTCTTTCAACTTTTGCCACAACTTTATCAAAAAAGTCTTTAGAGCCCTTCATTCCCTCAAAGTATTGCCTCTTGAATTTCCCAGCTTCTTTTGGAGAAGTTTTTAGTTGTTGAGCCAATTTCTTATTACCAATCCCATAAATAGTACCAAAAGTTATAGCCTTAGCCATTTGCCTGTAAAATTTAAACTGGTCAGAAGACTCATCAATTTTAAAGGCTAATTTAGCAGATTCACTGTGAAAGTCTACGTCTTCCTTTTTTAGTATCTCATCTATAGTTTCATTTCTAAAATAAGACATAAATACACGAACTTCCATTTGACTGTAATCAAACCCAACTAATGAATACCCCTTCCGTGGAATAAAAAGCCTTCTAATGGCAATTTGGTCTTTGTCGGACTCATCATAGGACTCATCGCCTATAAAGGACCAAGTTCCCAGTACATCGTCAGACAATTCAGTATTCATTGTAATTCCTTTTTGCCCAACCATAGCAGAAATTTTATCTCGTATTTCTATTTTATCTTGGTCGTTTAAATCTTTCTCAGCTAATTTAAAATGGTTTCTTGGAATATTCTGCAGATTAGGGTTACGACTAGATAGTCTCCCAGTGGCAGTTCCCCAATTACAAAATGAAGTATGCATGGTATCTATTTTAAGATATGGCAGTATATAAGTAGACTTTAGCTTCTCTAGGGTTCTATACTGTCTTATCAACCCAGCCATTCTATGATTTATATTAATCAATGCGGCTTCGTTCCAAGAATCTTGTCCCTTTAGGGTTTTTACTGGGGACTCAATGCTCATAGAGTTGAAGACATCGCCTATTTGTTTAGGACTTGATATATTAAATTCAGCCTCTTCGTGTTTTTTAGAAGAAGTAGAAAATTCATGATTCCATTTTTTGCGTCCTGATATTTGTAGAATCTCTGTTTCAACTTTGTCTAATCTAGTTGTTATTTGTTTTTCTACTTGATGGGCATACTGCTTATCAATAGATATCCCTCTGTTTTCCATAGCATATAAAACCTTTGTAAGGTTACATTCCATCTTAAATATATCAACCTGTTTACTGTCGTGTATCTTTTTAAGGTAATCATTATATATTCTAGCGGTAAGTCTTACATCTTCTTGACAATACTCACCCAACAAATCTGCTGGAGCTTTAGAAAAGTCTCTAAACCAACCCTTGTTAGATTTTAATATCTTTTTAGTATCATCATCATACTGTATAGCTTCTTGCCCGTAGTTTCTTTTTGCAGTAGGAGAAAGTCCTAGTTCTTTTATGTCTGAGTGTTCCATCAAACGTACCATAACTATAACGTCTATCAGTTCTTTATCGGTAACGTCTAAGCCTTCTTTTTGTAAGAAATGTAAATCAAACTTTAGATTATAGCCTATGTAAGATTTAACAGATTGGTTTAAAATAGATATTAGGTTCTGCAGAGATTCTGAAGATAAGTTTCCTCCCTCATGATGCCTAAATGGGTAATACTGGGTTAGTCCTTCATAATTAGGTTCACCTACACCAATACCACATATTTGATTAGTGCCAAAAGAGTCTAAGCCATTTGTTTCAACATCTACAACCAAGGTCGGTGCTACCTCTAATACCGACCTCAGCTGCGTAATATTATGCTCGAAAGTTTCTTCAGTTACTGCAGATTCCTTAAAATAAGGTTTCTTCAGTATCATTAGTAGATGCTGCACTTTTTGCGATATCCATAGCTGCATCTGCAGAGTTGCCATATTTCTCATAGAAATACTCTTTTAGTACAGGCAGTTCGGCAATCTCAGCTTGTTTATCATTTGGGATTTCATCGTTTTTAGGGGTAGCTGTAATTGAATAAGAAGTGTCAAACATTCCTTGACCAGTTCTTTTTATTCTAATAACCCCCTTATTTAAAGCTCCCCAATCGTTGTAAACATCAACTAATTGGTTCCAAATGTAGTCACTTCGTCCAAAAGATAGGGAAATAATACGAAAATCGTTAATATCTTCTCTATACATTTTCTTTCCTGCAGGTCCTGCTATCTCAATCCAATCATCATTTCTTTTTTCTAAATGAATTATGTTGTGTACATATGCCCAAATAGCAAATTTATGAGAAGCTCTAACATCATCTGGTACTATAGAGGTGTCTACTCTATCATCTTTTAGTAAGTTTACTAATCTTGTGCCTGCTCTGAACACATATAAATAAAGTTCATCTAAATATTTGTCGTCATCAGAGCCTGTAGCAACAGAAGATAAAAACACTTGGTCTCCATCTTTGAACCATATCTCCTTGCCCGGTGTAAATGTAACATCAGGTCTTCTAGAGTCTTCTCTTCCTTGCTGTATTCTTGTAATTCCACTCATTCTTTAATCTCCTTATAGTAGGACTTTGCTTTTCATAACCCTGTGTAATGTGTCAACGTTATCTATTTCCTGCACGTCCTTGTATTTTTTTGGAATATTTAAATATGATATCAAAAATCTATTGTCTATGTCAAGTGTTGCTTTTGATATTCCTTTTCGTCCTGCATCATCATTATCTAACGCAAGCACTACCTCATGTGGTTGTAGTTTACCAAGCAATTCTATTTGTGTTCTTGATATACTGGCTCCTAAAATAGCCACACTAGGATAACCATGTTGACTAAGCCACATACAATCTAAAGCACCTTCAACTAAATATAAGGTATCTTCGTTTTTTATCTTATCTATACCAAATAAAGTTTTAGATTTAGCAAACCCCTTGGAAAACAAATACTTAGGTATAGCTTGAGTTCTCCTAGTTACCCACCCAACAGTTTCTAAAGATAAATTTTTTGCTGGAATCATAAAATCTGAAAAGTTATTAGTTTTACAGTCCCAATCTAATATAGTTTGTTTAGAAAAACCTCTTTTATATATCCAGTGACTATCAGGCATGTTTAGTATTATGCTAGGTTCTTGATAAGGGAGTTCTTCGGAAACTTCTTTTTCCTCGTCCCCAAAGAAAAGTGGATTAATTTCAAGCATATTGGAGTCTATTTGACCACCAATCTCAGCGTTTATTTCATCCCAAGACCTGCCTGAAAACTTGTGTAGAAAGCTTTTTAGGCCCCCTTGACCACAGCCTGCAAAACAAATCCAAGCTCCCTTATCTAAATTGATTGCACAAGACTCTTTCCTGTCCTCATGAAAAGGGCAGTGTATTACAATCTGTTCTTCGTTTGGAATTTCCACCCCATATTTAATTAATATAGAGTACCAATCAACCATTATCTATCCTTTTTATTTTTTCTTAGGAAAAGAACAACTTCATTTCTATAACCGTATTCATCAGTAGCTATTCCTTTACGAATATCATCTACAGTAATATCAATGATAGGTCTTCTGTCTCCTTTGCTTCTAGTAGATTTAACAATAATACCACTATCGTCTTCACTACCATTGAGCCAATCTAAGATTCCCATAATAAACCTCCTTGTTTAAAAATCTCCTCCCCCATCATAATCGGGTAATTCTTTTATGTCACCATTATTAACTGACCACTCCATATAGGTTGTGTCTCTTGGCAATTCACCATCCCGATATTTTTGAAATTGCACTAGTCTTTTGGTGTCAGCTGCTTTCTGCATTAGCGATGAAGCTTCCACTGAATCATTCGCAACAGCACACATGGCTATTGCCACATCTGCAGCTCTTATTAAAGCATCACCAAAGGCCACTTGGTCTGCTCTAGGGGGAGTAAACATGTTAGATGCGTCTCGTGTGGCTTGTGTTGATACCATAATGGGAGTATTTGTAGCAGTTGCTAGGTTTTTCAATCCATAAAATAAAGCATGAGATTGTTCCCAAGCAGCTTTTTTTGAATCGTTTGTTGCTACCAAATAAACTCCATCAATAACTACAAACTCAGGATTATGTTTTCTTACTAATCCTGCAATTGATTCCAAACTTATTCCCATTTGACCTGAAATGTGGTCACAAACTAATAGGGATTCTGTATCTGACTCTTTCAAAAACTTTTCGTATTCTTCTTCATCTATAGGTTCACCATGTCTCAAGGCTTTATGGGAAAAGTTATAACCCATAATTTTAGATAGAACTACATCAACACGCATATTAATTGCTGTTTTAGGCATTTCTGTAGAAATTAACAAGGTGCGAAACCCCTGACTAACTGCTGTAGCTGCTGCGTGAACACACAACCATGTTTTACCAATAGTAGGTCTAGCAAACATAGCTATTAATTCCCCGGGCATCCACCCTACACCAGTAGAATTTATAGTCTTAAAGCTGGTAGGTACACCCATAAGGCCATCCCCCATTTGTCTACGCTCTGTTCGCTCTCTCCACTCTGTCAGTCTAGTAGTGTCACCTTTGTCATAAGCTTGAACATCTTCATCATATAAGACTTCAATGTCTGTTAACCCTACCATCAAATTAGATATTGCTTTTTTCGGGTTTTCTGAAATTAAATTGACTTGCTGATTAACAGCTTGGCGTACCTTACGCTGCATCAAATGATTCTTAAACTCTTCTAATGCATATTCAAAATTTACTGAATTAGCGGTTTTGTCTAAGGTTGGAAAGTTTTCAGCTAAAGATTCTATTGATGGAAATTCTCCATATTTATCAAAATGATTAAGTACAAATTTATACGCATCGCCATGTACAGCAAAATCTTTTTGAGTATGCTTAAAGGAACGTAAATTTGTTTTGTTGTCAAGATTGAAAACTATAGCAGATTCTATATATTCAAAGCTAGCCATCTGTTTCTCCTGTTGTACTATATAAAACTCTATTATTATTAGAATATATATAATATATTACCTGAGACGTATCTAGTTTGTCAATTTCATCTTTAGCCTGATTGATGTCTGAGTAATAACCAACCGTCCAAAAATCTTTCAAATCAACAGATGAGGCAATTACTCTAAATTTCTTTTCTTCAATTATCATTCTTTTTTTGTTTATTGGTTTTCTTATTAACCCGTTTTGTTGTCTCCTTGTTCGTCTTGGCATTTGCCCACTCCTTTAATTCTTTGAGTATCAATTTTCTTTGTGACCTTTGTGTTGCTGATGGAAACCAGACTGCATCTAAAACTAAAAAGTGTCTCCATAGTTTTTTGATTTTAGGTGTTCCCCACCTAGTGATAGCATAATAAATAACTGGATTATAAGAAGTAATATAATATTTTATTCCTGCTGCAAAATAAGGAATAGTAACTGTTTTGTCATTGTTAATAATACAGTTTAGGGTAGAGCATGCTACTTGAGCAGGTCCATATTCATCTAGTAAATTACGTAATGAATGCATCTCATTACCAATCCACCCAGACCCTTGGTATTCTGCATTATGTTTTTCTTTATAAAGGGAGCTAAAAAGTTCATAAATATCCCTAGCGTTTAGTTCTTCAAAATTCATCGGTCTCAGCTAGTAAATCTGTAAATTTTTCTCTGATTGAGTGTCTCACCTTATAAGAAGACTCACCAAGTTTCTTGGTTATCTCATCCATAGTTAATCCCTGTAATTTATAAAAGACAAATTCTTTCTCATTGGGTTGTAACTTAGGGTTGCCGTTCTTGTCATTTGCGTGAATTAATAAATCAGTATCCACTTGCTCATACTCCTTTGCTTCTATAGACATAATTTTTGCTATTTCTGATGTATAAAACCCTGAATCATTTGTATCGTATGGATTATTGTCTATACTAACAAAGTTAGGGTGTCGTTGAGCTTTTGTAATTAAAGTTCTAATAGTATTTATTAGAGATGTGTGTAAGTATGTATGAAAAATAACCCCTCTACTGTCATCGTACTTTTGAGCAGCTTTCATAAGGGCAATGCGTAATTCTTGTGCAACATCTTCGTTGTCCATACCAGCAATATAGGTATTCCCCACCATTTTCATGATTTTGGGTTCCCATTGTAATATTAAATCATTATCAATTCGCATAATTTTTATTTTATCCCTATTGGGATTTATTACAATGTATTACTATTATATCACAATTAAATAAAAAATGTTACTATTTTATAACAATTTTAGGGAATATATTACGAATATCGTTTAAGTTTATTTAAAACCTACTTCGCTTATATGATTGTGAAAACATTTAGGACTGCAGTATATATTTTTATACCCTTCGTTATATTTTTGAACAATTTGACTGCGTTTTCTATAAAAAGGTATCGTACAATAATTACAATTTACTTTTAAGTTATAGTATTTGAAATGACAGCTACCTTTATGAACTCTGGTTGTGCTTATCTCCCGACAAACTAAACAGTGTTTTACACCTTTTTGGCGTTTGGCTCTCAGTGTAGGTATATTATTCTCTTTCAACACCCTGTGTATATAGGGACTAGACACATTGAAAGCATCTCCTATTTGTTGTAAGGTATCGTGTGGATTATCGTATCTATATTGTATGATTTTAGAAATCATCTGTCGTTTTGAGAGACAGTTCGTAATTTTTTACAATAGTGCTTAGTTCATTTTTCCAGTGTGTAGCTAAATAGTTTGCATCTACAGTAGTTTCTGCCGGGTTTAATTCCCAGCCACCTTTTATGTGCCCTGAAGCTGCCTCAATTCTATCCCATTGAGCCTCTGAGAAAGTCATTGATACTGTTACATCGCCTTCTGCCATTAGTTATTCTCCTTTAGTTTTTCTATTTCTTCTTTTAGTTTTTTTATTTCCATTAATAATACTACTGATATTCGGTCATAACTTATAGAATCTGGTCGCCCTTCTTCATCATAAATTACTAATTCTGGAAATAGTTTATGTACTTCTTCCGCTATTAAACCAAATCCGGGTTTTCCTTCATCATTTGTGTTTTCATTGTTTTCATATTCTACTGGTCTCATATCATATATTTTAGACGAGTCTAGAGCAGCATCAACAATATTCTTTTTATACCGTTCTGAAGATGTAAACTTATAAATTAATCCGCCCGCACTTCCATGTAAAACAGTACCGGCACTTCCACTTGAGGTCATACCTACAGAAAGTCCACTACTGCTTAAAATTGATATTACAGAACCAGCAACAGAATGCCTTATAGAGGGACCACTAGCATCTCTATACATCCCTGTATCTATGTCTGATGAAAAAGCAAACGTTGGCAATATAGCTCCACCGTCATCACCATAATATCGAGGAGCGTTTGGTATAGAAGTTGGAGAAGAACTTTGTGCAAATCCTCCTTGTATTCCTACTAAACGCCATACAGCATATGGAAGGTCATAGTTTATCTCAGCAATTATTTTGAGGTCTGAGTCGTTACGTTCTTGAACTAATGCCGCATAATCGCCATCATCTATTACTCTAAATTTAGTTTCACCTTTTAAGTAATAAACATAATAAATTCTACCATCTGAATTTAATGCCGATAGATAACTTGAATCGCCTGCCTCAATTACAAAAACTTCATTCCCAACATGAACATTTCCAGCTGCCCAATTTACCTGACTTGCAGATGAAGAACTAAATACACATGTTGTTCTAACTGATGGGTTAGCTGCAAACTCTGGCTCATCTGGTAAGGCATCATCTGTGTTTACGGAATCGGTTAGTCCACTCACATTACTACCAGAAAACTCAGCTGCTTGAAGAACCGAGTCTTCAACAACCTCATATCTTGTACTTACCCCGCCATTAGCTTCTCTATACTCCATCCCAACCACAATCATAGTTTTATCTACGTTTTGAATATCACTTCGTACTCTTAATGAGTCTGCGGCTCTGACTGGAATATAGTATCGTAGTGTAGAACTAGTAGAAACACTTCCGGTAGCCCAAGTAACTTTTACTTTTGTAGCACTTACCCAAGTAGCATACCCATAGGTACCTGTAGGCAATCCATTAGAATCTAATTCATTAATTGTCATACCGGTACGGAATCCATATTTAGTCAAGTCTATATTACTATCATATATATCTGCACCACTTGTATGTTCAGCAGCTGATGTAGAGTTTTGAGCTCTAGTCGCAGTAATTAATATTTTACTGTTGACTGCTGTAATTATTAATTCTTCACTGTCTATTTTTATACGTTGCCCCACATACATACCAGTAGAGTCTGTTACATCAATTGGAGTCTCACTTGTATCTAAAGCCTCATTTAACTTACCTGTTAAGAGAGTATTACCAACAGTTATTTCAGCTGTTCCAGAACCTGATACAGCACTTGGAACGTTATCTATATAAAAATTAGGAACATAAACTGATTGAATGTCTCCTCTAACTGGTGGGTTATGATATCTTAATAAAGCCGCTGCTACACGTTCTCTAATGGTGTCTGGGTCTACTGTACCTGAAAGATTAATTTTTTGTGTTTTTCTAACACCTTTTGCAATTCTTGGTCTACCACCGGCTTTAAGTTGAAAAGAATGTCCAGAATCATTCCCAAAAAAATTATTTAAAGTTGGAGCTGCGGAAGATGTACCCCAAATAACTGTAGAATCATTTAATGCTGGGTCTATATGAGATATTAACATATATGCTGTTTCTACTGCTGGGTCGGCATTTACGGTGTTTGTACCAGCGGTCAAATATTGTATTCTACCTACAATTGTAGAAATAAATGCATCATCATCTCTCTCAGCATCGGTAGTTCCATTATGTCCTCTTTGAACTGTTAAATTAGTACTACTATTTATAGCTGTTATTAGGACCTGTTCTCCGGGAAATCCTATAAATAAAACTTGCCCTACATACATATCTGCTGTTGAATCAAGAGTTAAGCTTGTAGCACCTGCGGCAAAATTACTCCCCATATTTATCTGAGTCATTAGCCCTCTAAATCCCTCAGCACTGTCTGCATAAGCTAAATCAGAGCCACTTATAGTAAGTATCCCACCTGAAATATTTCGTCCCGGATATACAAAACCAGCACCAGCAGTATTAATATTAAAAACTTCAATCATTTCAAAGTTTTCAGTATTTCTGGTAGTTACTGCATCACCTTTATCTGCTCTAGAAGTACTATTAAAGTTACACGTAACATCAGTAAAAAACTCCCCTCGGTCTGTTGTAAAATTACTTTGTGTCATAGGTATTTGACGACCTGTAGTAACAAAAGAACCGTTGGTAATAGTGTCCGGAGATGGGAAATGAATGTTCAGCCCAAAGGCTGTAGGGCCTAAAGTTTCACTAGTTGGACGAGTTCCTCTTTTAAAATAATCTAAAAATGATGTTGATAAACTATTACCTGTTGATGTTATATTAGGAGACACATAAAAATCATAACCAAAGCCATCTTGGTCTGCTGATAAAATATAGTGTGGCTCACTAACTGAAGCACTTCTCATATGTTTTAGTACTGATTGTGATGCTTGACTTGATAATTTTAAAAGACCATTTTTTTTATAATTTGTTACAGATTCTGTCCATCTGTCATCTACTGCTTGTAATATAGCTTTGTCTGAATGAGTTGCTGCAGTTGTTCCTCTGTATTCTCTTTCTACAGTTATAGTAGTTTTGTTGGTAACAGCTGTTACTAGCATTTCTTCATTATCTACTTTTAATATTTGCCCCACAAACATATGGGTAGAATCAATTACCGTTAATTCAGTTTCACTGTCATCAATAGCTTCATTTACCTGTATAGAAATACCCGGATGTCTTAAGTTGTTTGAAAAGTGGTCAAGTAAAGATTTTACTAAACCCCCTCTGCTTCCATATGGTTTTACATATTCCTTTCGGTCTCCATCAAGAACACCTTTTCTTGGTATAAATTGAAATATAGGAGTAGCGGCTTCAAACATAGCTGCACCATTTGAATGAGTATCAAACTCACTATTAACACCTCGTACAACATTTATAACAGTAGAACTAACAATTTCTGTAATAATCATATCCTCATCATTACTAGCAAATGTTATTCGCATACCTATTCGTAATTCATCTGTATTCGTAACAGTAATTGGTGTTTCACTATTATCTAAATCTTCATTTAAGGTAGCAATTAAAGCTCGGTCGTTTGCTATTTGTCTAAAAGAGCTTCTACCTGTAGTAGTTTGGTCTTTTATTTCAAACAGATAGTCAGATGCTTCAATAATTAAAAACATTCCATCTGCAGTACTAAATTCTTCAGTAACTTTTGTAGCAGCTCCGTAAAAATAACATTCACCTGTATCTTTATCTCTAATTTTTATAGGTGTAAAATCTCCTACAAGACCTGTAAAAGGTCCTTTAGCAGAAGCTGCAGAGTTAGATTGCGGGTTAGAGGAATTATTTGAAAGGGTAATTTTAGCTACTCTAGGTTTCCCTAAAGTGTCTGCAATAACAAGGTTATATACACGTGAATCGCCTCCAACACTAAAGTCTTCCCATGAATCCCCGTCCCAATAAGATGCTATAGATTTAGATGCCATATATTACTCCTTTTATGATACACCTGCTCTCCAACCAGCCACAAATTGAATACTAAAAGCCCACCTGTCTTCTAACCCCGGAGCTTGAGAAAATTGAAATTGAGCTATAGCCACTTCATGAATTGCTCCACCTGTAGAAGCTGTTGTTCCCGACCCTGAATAATCAGGCGTGGTTGCGTCACCAATCTCAAGTTCTAAGTTATCATTTGTTGTCCAAGTTAAAAGTTTCTTTTCTAAATAGTTTTTGTATGGAATATAGTAGGTTTGCCCTTGAGTTGTAAATTTTTCCATATTAAAGAAAGCATTTGCAGTTGTATTACTTAAGTCTTCACCAATGTTATCAATAATTCCTGATACAGTAATAGTAGGTCTTGATTGCCCTAAGTCAATTATAACTGGAGAAGCACCCGGTATGGGTATTTGAATTGGTTGTCTACCATAAGATAAAGATAGTTGTTCTACTTTTAAAGCAAGCCTATCAGTTGCCCCGGAATTTGTCCCGTCTCTAAGTAATACGGATAAATCTGCCATTGCTTACTCCTAACTGTAAAGATTGTAGTTATCTGATTCTAAAGCCCGGTCTTCTTCTCTAGTTAAGGCTTCACCTATATTGTAACCTGTATATATATCAGCCCCACCACCACCGGTTAGGCTTCTAGCAAAAGTTGCACTACGTTCAGCAGCGGTTGGTATAGAAACTATTTTTGTTTTTATCCCATCATCGTCAACTACCTTGTCTAATTTGTTATTCAATACTCTCAATTCCTCTGCAGCAGCATTTTGAGCAGACTGAACGTCAGATTGAAAGTTTGCGAGAGGACTCGTTGCACCTTCACCAAAAGGGTAAAAGTCTCCTCCGAAAGGATTTGGAATTTTCACCTTTAAAAGCATTGCTATAAGGCCATTTATTGGTGTTAAGATGTCATTCAATAAACCTAGTCCCAATATTTTTAATTCTAACCATAACCTTTGCACGGTATCGCCCAGTTTTTTTACATTATTAACTATCTTGGGTACTGCACCACCTTCACCAATTAAATAACCAATACCACTTTCAATAAGTTCTATAGCAGTTATTACTGCACCTAGTACTGGAATGCTTTTTAACATATCCATTCCAATTTTTTTAGGGTCTTGAGTCATGTATTTAGATTGTATTCCTAATATTCTACCCGCTGTCTCAAGCATAACAGCAAATGTAGGCACTAAAGGAATAAGCATAATATCTACCATGGCCCCAATTAATTGGAAAAAGGCACCTATTGTACCTGTAAAAATTTGTGATTGTTTCATCATTGCTGACATTTGAAAACTAACACCTGTTAATTTTTTTGCTGAAGTAGCTCCGTCTTTTGCATACTTCATTGCTTTTTTAGGTCCGTGAATAGTTGCATCTAATGCTTTTTTTGCCACGCTAGACGACATCCCTTCAGCCGCAGCACCATACGCACCACCAACGGCACCACTGGCACCACGAGCGGCCATACCTGCACCACTAGATGCAGCTTTCATAATTGCTGGTAACAACGCAAACACCATTTAAACTAATTCCTCCTAATTAAAATTTCATTCCCTTGTGCATTGAGGTTGCCTTAGTGGCAGCCATTGCTCGGGCTTGTTCATCATTTTCTTTTTGATTCAGTGCCATTTGTACACCTAAAATCAAATTTAATTCATCACCATTCATACTTTGTATGGCTTCCCAACTAATCCCCATTTTTAATAACTGGATGGTAATAATCCAGTGGGAGTATAAAACAACTTCATAACTTGTTATGTCAGTTGAACCCCGTGTGAAAGCCATTACCCTTTTTTTATTTCGTCAGCTTCCCCTTGTTTATCAAATGCTTGAGGTACTAAGGGCTCTAAAGCTTTTCCTAGTCTCTCATCTATTGATACTAAAAAAGATTCTGTCGTAGGACCCCAAGGAGCCTTTACAATCATTTCTTTTAAACACTCTTTCATATAGTAATCCCCATCAAAAGAGTTGTTCCCACCGCCATCAATTTTCAAACATTTAGAAACTATTTTGTTTCTCCTGCTCCAAGACATAGGTTTAAGTGTAACCTTAACCTCGTCCCCAGTTTCTTCAATAACTATTGTTTGTTCATAGTTCTCACCTGAAATTTGATACTTTGAAATATCAAAATCTTTACTCTGCTCCGCCATATAGGCCTCCTGTTCTATTATTTATGGATATACTGGTACGCCATCCACTATTGTTATTCTTAAACTTCTAAACACCATATCTAAATCTACTTGAAATGGATTGTCACCCGTTATGCCATGAGGTGCTGAATTAATAAAAATACCTTGCTTATTTAATTGATTTGTATTATCTGAGCCCTCATCAGGAGCTCCCACAATAGCAGCAGGTGGTATGTCTATAGTTATAGAATCATTGGTTCCTCTTTCAAATTTCAAGCTAGCTGTAAAACCCCTTCTATATACAGTTCCGTTAGCAGCACCATAATCACCTTCTAGTAGTAATTGTTTAAATAATTCTAAAGCACTGTCTTGAGCAGCTGTTGAAACAATAGCTGAATTAACTACATCTGCGTCTGGTAATACTACACTAGCTGACATAGAATATTCTCTTGGCCCCTCTCGGATTTCAAAAGGTCCTCTTGCTCTTGCACCCTGTTTGCCAATATAATATCTTGGTTCTTCTCCGTTTGAAATAGATAAAGAAAAGCTTCTTATTCTAGCAAACTCTTGCTCAAAAAACTTTATTGTTCCTTCTGAAAAATAATAAGGAGAAGTTGTTGGATAGCCTGTACCATCATTAACGGCAGCACCATTATGACTTGGCATTCCTACATCATCTGTATCAATTGTTTGCATCAAACCAAATCTAGGCATATTGGCTTCAATACTCGCTCCATCGTAATCATCGCCTGAAGCTGTTCCAACAGTTTTTTGGTTTCTTACATTATGTACCATGTTTAAGAAGTTAACACTATCCCAAGACATAGTAAGCATGCCACCTTCTTCAGCACTTATTGTAGATGAGCCTATCATTCCTCCTACGTATCTTCTGTCAAAATTTTTAAGAGCAGTTTCTGTACTATCTTTCATATGTACATGCCACGTTACTGTGTCTAAGTCCACTGCTTCTTCAATAGTGTGTGTATAAACGCTTGCGGTTGTACATTCTCGTACAGCTGTACTGGTTGCGTGGTCAAAACTTAATGGGTAATTTAATTTAACTCTACTACTTATAATATCAACTATTCTTCTTACTTCAGCAGTAGTGTTTGAATCGTCAGCAGTGTATCCAATAACAATATAGTCACCGTCTGCTAAATTTGTGACTGCGTTTAGAAGAATATAAACGTCACCTTTTTTTACTGCCCCATTAAGAGTAAGTCCAGTACTACTACTTGTAGAGCTAGCTATTGGAAAGGTACGAACGGTTCCTATTGGGAATCTTAATGGCCACCCATTAAGTAAAACCATACCCGAAACACCACCAGCTAATGTTTGTTGCCCCGGATAAAATACTGAAACATTTCTTTTAGCAGCAGTATTAAGAAACCTTCTTCCCTCTATACTCATCTCTGGGTCTGGGGTATCAAAAGTTTCATATATACCGGGAATAAAAGTTATAAATTTATTATTGTCCCCATGTCTGGTAACATCACCCTCATCGCCTAAGCCATCTACCTCTTTTATCTCTGCATCATTATCTTGAAAAAAAGCAATAGGTCTGTCTAAAGTAAAGGTATTTGTTGTGTTCCCCCCAGCTTTGTCCATTGACTCAATACGCCTAACTTCGTGTTCTGCAACACTAGAAGCGTAAGTACCATCAACGGTACCTATTCTTATAAAATCCCCAATTACAAAAGTGTTACTAACTCCATCTACAGATATTGCTCTGCTACCCGCATTGTGGTCACCCACCAATGCAGCTGTAGCTGGTGAAGAAGAAACAATAGACCCTTCTATCATTTCGGCATCTCCCCCTTGTGCTGCTTCAGCAGCGAATGTCAATTGTGCTTGGTCACTTCTATATACACCCATAATTTTTTACTCCATGTTGTAACATCGTATATTTATATTATACTTATTTTTACGAAGTTTCTAGTAATACTCCGTTGTTTTCTAATTGTATCTCAATTGTTCCTGTCCAAACGTTTGCCTGTTCCCCAACCTCTTCATTAAAAGTTGTAAACATTTGTCTCTGAAAATTAGTTAATGAATGCCGTCTAGCATGCATAATTCTTCGAACTTCTCTCATTAAATTATATAATCTTTGTCTACTTGTTAAAGTAAATATTTCTAACTCAAGGCTATATGCTCTGTTCCCATATTTATGATTCCCTAAAGGGGTTTCATCAAAAGCTGGGCTACCAGTTCTTCCGATTAAATGGTCGCCAACGTTTAAGTCAAAACGATAAGGTTGGCTTTCACCGTTTACGGTAGTCAAGGCTGGTTTTGTTACATTAGAAGCATCCCACTGACTATTTAAATCAGTCATTACTGCATCTATAGGTATCGGCTCATCTGGCATTAAAACACCTCAAAGGCTCGCATGCTGTCTAAATTAGAGTCTATTTCAGCCTGCCAACCACTTATTTTTGAACTTATATCATATCTATCCATACCGCTTACTACAGAGCCACCAAAGTCTGCACTTCTTGAAATCTCAATAGCCGCTAATTTTTTAGCCATATCTGATATAAGTCCACCTTGTTGGATATCTGTATGGATGTCCCTACCATGTAGATAGGTTACTTTCACAGGCATAGTAAATTCTCCACCACCCCATCTCCACACTGGAGCATTGTAAGAAGTAAATCTTGCGGGTAGTAAAAAGTATCTTGAAAATTGTATCATGCCTGTATCAGGAACCATAAAATAATCTTTTGTTCTTCCTTGTCTTCTTGTGTCCCATTCCGCCCCATTCCAAACTTGTAAAGATAATATTTTGTATGGGTCAGGTCTGTCTAAATGAAATCCATTTAGATTAAAAGGATGGTATTCATTAGCTATATAATTAGGTCTCCAAGATTTCCTAGACTGCATATCTATATAAGACTGTGCTTCATAAATATATTGTTCAACTGTTGCTTTACTAGGAACCGTAGAGCTAGTAAAGTCTGTACCACTAAGTACATTTTTAAGTTGCATTAGTTCATAAACTTCTTTGGTTGTACAGTATGCAGCATGAGGTCTCATCTGTATTCTTTTTATTGTAGGTGCGGTAGAAACGCTTGTAGGAGATGAAATTCTTACCCAATATAAAGTACTGCTATTTATTGCAACTGTTGCCCAATCGCTAAGTAAGTTAGAAGGAAATATTTCTGCTCCATCTTTAGAGAAATCATATTGCCCGCCTTCATTGTCATCTGGGTCTAGTTCATACCTAGCAGAAGCTGGTATAAATTCTGTCCATGCTGAACCATTGTAGTATTCATATTGTAGGGTACCCACAACCCCAGCAGTATCAACATCAAATATAGCCATGTCAAATTTTGATGCATGACCTAAATAAAGATGATGAGCTGTGGAATTAAGTATAGTAAATGACGTACCTGCAGGGCTCTGAGACTCTAAGGTAACATCAGCATAATCACTGCCTGATGTACCTACACCGTCCCAATTGAACACTTTATCAAATACTGCTCCAGCAGTGGTTGCCATTTATATCTCCTAGGAGTCTTTTTTATCCCCTGTTTTACCTTTTATTGCTTCTTTAGCTGCTTCTACAACTTCGTCTGGTACTCCGCCTTCATTTATCACTTCCGGTGTATTATCTTTTCCTCTTAGGTACATTAGTACACCCTGTAGATTTTGTATGCTACCTACTAGTTGTTCTCGTTGGGCGTTAATTTTATTTAAGTCCTCAACTAAAGCTTCCATTTTTTCAGTAACTGCTTTTAAATCGTTTTGTACATCTATCTTCATGTTTCTTTTCTCCTATTTTCTTTATCCCTTTTTTATAGGGGTCTTTATTATTATACTATATTTTTTAACCTTCCCAATCATCATCCCAATCATCTCTTTTGGTCCAAGTGCCACTATCATAATTATACTTGTCTCCATAGTAATCCCCCGGAACATTACTAACACTTTCGACTATAGTAGAATTACCACTATGTAAGTCTCCAATTATTAACTCTGGTGGGTCTCCCACGGTTATAG